GGATAAACTTGGCAAGCTCGGGACGTTCCATCGCCATCGTCTGGAGCTTGGGAGTAAATGCAGTTATATCAAAAACCGGTGTTGGTCGTGCCAGTCGAAAACCCGGACCTCCGGGAACTCCGGGCGGGAGCGCTGCCCCCGATAGAACATCTCGTGCTGTGGGAGCAAGCTGCCTGTCGTAATCGTCACTGCTTCTCTCGTAAACAGGCATAGCATCAAATTGCCTGTTTATCTCAGCACGAACAGCCTCCGTATCATCAGGATCAATCAAGGATAGTCTTGTCCTGATTCTGGGGATAAGACTGTTATGGAAGTAGTCCAGGAATCCGTCACTGACTCCACTATTTAGTATGTTCCTGCTTTTCGCTATCTCCTCGATAAGTCCTGCGGGAGCGTCTCTTAGCTTATCGGCTGTACGGTCCTTAATAATATCGGCAACATAGGAGAGGCGTCCCTGCCCAAATGTTGCTGCCCTACTCATCGGTAAAGGGTCACCGGTCTCTGGATCTACCCTCATGTCTTCCGGTAGCATTACTTCGGCAAATGTCCTGCCCACATCGAAATCACCGAACCTGAGAAACTCACCAATAAGTCCCTGCTGTTCGACCAGATTCAGAAGACTCCAGTCTATTCCGGACCTGGTAAACCAATCTTTTGCCTGCTCCTCAGCACGTTCCCACCGCTCCTCGTATTCAGCACGTCTTTCTGATGTGAAACCCTGCTTAATAGCATCACCCAGAAATTTGCTAAACTCTGGGCTGTTTATAGCCTCGTCTATCGTGTTGTAACGAAGCAGCATATCTACCAGCTTGTCAGTATTACTGACATAATCAGGAGAAGCCTCAAATGCAGTACGAGCCTCTGCTGTCATAGAGTCGAGAATTTGATCTAAAACTTTCTCTCTTCCATCAGTGGATCTGAGCATTCCCTGGTAAGCCTTGCTTCTCAGACCCTCAGCATATTCCGCAGCAGTCTTCTGATCTCCGTCCTTGATACCTGGAATAACGCCTCCCTGATAGAGTACGTCGTCTATGAGAAACTGCTGTATATCGAGAGGGATGTCCGTCCATTTCATGGGATGGCGCCCACTCTGCATAATATTCTTCGCCAGATCTGTTGCATCCTTTCTGGCTTTCTCTGCGTTCTGCTCTTCCCGGTAAGCATTTGCAGCTTCGTCTATAAATCCTTTAAGTGATGTATCGTTCAGCGCAGCCGACAGGGTTGCATATTCTGGACGTTCCAGCGTATCGGAAATAGAACGAAATACCTCTTCAGGAAGCTGGTCTTTTCGATATCCATGTTCGCTAAGAAGTGTTTCTAGGGCATCATCCCTGCCTTTAACATTCCCCGTGTTCCATTCAGTCTCAGATAATATATTCTGTGTTGCCGTCTGATCTGCGTCATAAATACTAAAATCAGGCCCGGCAAGAGCCATCAATCCCTGAACGGCTGTTCTTGCATATGTCCCTTCTGTTAACGGGGGCAATGTCTCCATGTGACTGGTAAGATCTGCAATGAGCTTATCTCTTGTCAGCCGTGCCGCAGTACGGGCATCTCCCGTATTGTATGAAATATTATTATTTGTAGCCCTATTAGTTTTTTCGAGAATTCGATGTACGTTCTGGGATATGGTTTTATCCTCATGCCAGCCCCACTCTCCGAATTTCCTGTCCACCTCACGCTGCTGTCTCTCCGTAAAGGTATTACCCCACTGTGGTATTAAGAACTGGTCTTCAATAACAAGGGCAGGATTCTTCATTCCCCATTTCACGAGTGCCGACAGGGATTTATGGGAATCTCCCAGGGTCCATCCCGACACAACATCTTCATCAATCGGGCGATTATCATCATCTCGAACAATGCCGTCGATAAGATAACGCCTGATTCTGGGAGCATTGGTAAAGAATGTATCAAGCCAGGCAATAATCCGGGGATGATCTATATCTTCCGGTTGTAAAATACTCCGATCCATGATGTATTTTTTAATACCCTGACCACCTTCCATTGTCATTCCAAGATATCCCTGGTTTGCAGCAGGTGTCAGAACAGAGGCAAGCAGATTTCCATTCAGAAGTATGCTGGCATCGTTCCAGAGCTGGCTTTCCATCTGATCCAGTTCACGCTTGCCATCATTAGATACAAAAACCCGTTCTCTTTCTCCTGTATCACTGATGTCCCATGAACGGTCCGCCTTTTTTTCCAGTTTGCCGGTTTTAGTATTTATCTCAAGACCCTGGAACAACTCTTCCGAAAATTGAAGTCTTTCCTTTTCATCATTCGGATCAGCACCGGAACGTACCATAATTTCAGTGATTAATCGATTTGAATCATCGATTGTAAATTCCGGTAGCTGTACCACTCCTAATTCCGGTACATTAAATCCGAGTACTTGAGCTAGTAAATCATTTACTTCTGCCATATCGTCAATAAGAGTCGGGAAGTGTTTGGTAATTAATAGATTATCATCTACTTCATAAGAAGCTGTACCCAGATCTACATCACGGGCAATATTGACATAAGTTGCGATACGAACCAGTTCATGGTCCCGGACCTCTTTATATGTCCAACGGTCACCACCCGCGCTGATGGTGTTCCATGCAGCTCTCGACATCCATTTCGGATGACCCTCTTCATATGGAAAAGGACCGGTTTTGACGTGCGTCATTAAAAGAATCCCTGCATATCTTTATCTTCAATATTATGCTGTCTGAGCCAGCGTGTAACAGGATTATGCTCGTCATTCTGGCGTTCCGCCATCACTTTCGGCACCTGCCTCTTCTTCGAATCCTTGGATATGAAGGAGTACTGACTCAAAACACTGAGAATTGCATCCGTGTAAGGGTTCTTAGATTTATCTGCCAAGGTCTATCCTCTCCGGACGAAACGTACTGGGAGTCAACATGGAATTTATATCCGCAGGAGGTCCACCGGCAGGACCGCCGGGAGGGCCACCGGCAGCAGGAGCACCACCTGCACCCGGAGGAGCCGGTTCGGCTCCCACACCGTTCATACCCGGTATCTGCGGCCCCATAGCCGCCTGCCTTGCAGATATCTCCTGTCCGGCAGCTTCCTGGTTCTCCTCGTCCACCAGTCCCATCCTTTGCGCGACCAGTGTCTCTATCCTCTGCCTTACCGACGGCAGATCCCTGATAGCCTGCTCAATCATCCTCTGCTGTATCTCCGTGCCGCCCTCGTAACCGGCCTGTTCGTAGTATGTCAGTGGATCGATTAACCCGGCCTGATACTCGGATAGTGCCATCTGGCGGCGCTGCATTTCCATAACAGGGTCCGAATGGGGGAACTCAACCTGTACCCCGTACACATTGTGTACCTGGGATTTCGTCAGGCTCTTACCATTCGCCCCGATACCGCCTGACAGCTCCGATACCGTGTCAACCAGACGCAGGATCCTCTGCCCCACTATGGAGGCAAGATGCTCTCGCTGCGCCTCAAGCGGTCCAAATATCCTCATACCGGCAGTATTCAGTATGGCCTGCTGTCCCACGGTTCCCACACCGGGCTGCTTCACACCGGCAAGTGCGGAGGAGTAGGTTCCCAGCTCCAGTGTTGAATCTGTCTGGCTCCTGAGCTGCAATGCCCACGGCGGTATATCAGGAGTCTGCATGACCCAGTAATCTATAGGATCGCCCTCCAGTATTCCCTCGTTGGAAATTGCCTGTGCCAGCGTCATGGGATCCCTTGAGGTTCCCATTGGCGCGAAGGCAAAACGAAGGAGGATCTGGTGGAAAGCAGAAACTTCCTGCGTTCTCTTCCTGATCGTCTCCTTGTTCGGTGTCAGGATTCCCTGTGCGAGATGGGCAGGATTCTCACCCGTGTCCGACATCTCCATTCCCCATCCTGCGAAGCTGTGTGCAAACGGCACAAAGCCCCATGTGTTCCTCTCCGCCCATATTATTGAAGCTCCCTGCGCTGAAGGAGCCGAATAGTTGTTAACACCACCGGCAATCAGCTTGACGTGCCACTGGGGAGTCCAGTAATCCCAGCACTCAATCTCATCCCACGGGTCATGCTGGTCAAGGTTGAAGATCTCCGCATACTTGCGCCTCTGGCGCTTTTTCTTGATGACCGATTGCTCATGCAGATCCTGTGCCATCATCTTGGAAGTCTTTAAAGCTATGGTCGGCACCTTCTCCCTGGGGTTCATCAGCACCATAGACGGATGGGGAACACGGATCCTGATGGGATTGTAGGACTTCCGGTTCGCCCTGTATCCCGTCATTGCTGCGTCATATTCTTCTTCCTCATCAAAGTCCGCCCTTATCGGCTCATGCGGTCTCTCCCCCAGACCCGTAAGTACCGGACCTTCTATTACCGCGTATCCGTGTGCCACGAGATACTGGGCCATCATCTTCCAGGGAACACTCGTCTCCTGCATGATGGAATCATCCATCACAGCCTTCAAACCATTCTCAAGATTCGTGGCATCCACCTTGTGCTGCTCCGAATCTCCAACAGGCTCCCTGTGTATTCTCGGAGAGAAGCTCATCAGTGTAGATACCGCATGGTCAACGAGGTGGGTAGGGGTCGAGTCGTAAAAAACAGGACGCCCCTGGTAGTTATTTGCCCATACCTTGAACTTTCTCTGGTAATAAGCATCATTGTCGCGCCATTCGAGATGGGCATTCGCCCATAACTCACCCATCTTCTTCCGAAAACGGATAATTGTGTCTATCTCGGGACGCTCCTTCATGTCAGCCATAATATTCCCCTATGCCAGCATCGGTAACGAAACAACCTTGCCCCTGCTGAGACTGATACCACGATCATAACGCACCATCAGGGCCACACCCAGGGCCATCACATAATCGTCATGAGTACCACCCATAGCCTGCGGTTTCTCCCCCGGCGCCGCTATAATCGTCGAAAATTCGTCCAACCCGTACCTGTTCGGTATGGTCAGGTGACCCGCGTTGAACTCAGCCCTCAATTCCTCGAATAAAAGCTGCCGACTCGCACGGTCAGTCTTCCATCCATACTCCCTCCGCATCTGCCTTCCCCTGCCAACCCTGCGGCGGTACAGCCTAGGATAATTCATATCCCTTGCAACTGTCAGCACCGTATCAGAGAAATTGTTCTCTATTCCCCAGTCCGGATCATGAAATACCTCCAGCAACTCCATTGAAGCAGCAGAGAAATCCTCCGGCTGTAACGTGTTCGACACAAGATCCGCCACCACATACCCGCTGGATGCATCCACCACTACCGTTACCGAATAGTCCATCCCCACTCCAGACGCAACATCCGTACCCGCAATATACTGTCTCGATACCCGTGGCTCCTGGTATACCTTCCCCGCACCCACAGATCTTATCGGCTCACAACAGTCATCCATCATCCCGGCTATCATCTCACGGTCAAATATCGACTGCGCCCTCGGAGGAGCCAGAGCCTCCTGCTCATCACCGGGATACTCCTGCTCCATGAACTGGTCAGGACTCATCCCCTGCAAATCAATCGCAGGAACCCCCTCCTTTACAAAGTCGTACCACTTCTTGTCCCTTCCCGGCCTGGCATCCCAGGGAACAAACAGCGTACTCCATCCATTGTCCGGCGCACCCCTGTACAACTCCTTGAAAAGCGAACTCATGTTCCTCTTGTTGGAAGTACTCCCCATAACCATCTGCCCACCAGCATCCACCGTGGGCTTTACAGCAGCATAGTTCGCAGCATGGTACTCATGGAAATCAGCCTCGTCCTGTATGACCACAGACGCCGTCTCCGACCTCCCTGCATCCTCCGTGGACGGCAAGGCAACCACCTTGCTGTCACGGCTGGGAATCCCTATCTCACTCCTGGAATCAGGAGATAAAGGCGCCTGCCAGTCAGAAGGAAGGTTCTTCAATATGAACCTTACCTTGTCCAGCAACGAGAACGCCTCCGTCTGCCCCTTCGATATCATCAGTACATTCGTACCAACACTGAACGTCAATAACCATGCAGCATACGCAGCAGTAGTCCATGAGAACCCCAACTGCCTTGCCTTCAATACCGTCACCAGCCTGTGGTCCACAAGCATACGGGCAAGATCCATTATGTAGCCCCACTTCTGAAACACAATCGCACCACCAACAACACCGGAATGGGACTGGCTGCGCTCAAGGATCTTCACATGGTCAAGGAAATCAGGCTGCTCACCGTCAGGAGAGACGAAATGCCTCCGCGCAAACTCCTTCTCTATCCTCCGTACAGCCTCTTCCCTGTGCTTTTCAGGCAGACTGGCCGTCGCCACTATCTACGCCTTTTTTTAGGCTTTAAC